CCATTGCGGGTGCCGCTGCCGCCGCCGGGTGGCTGACGCCGTTCTCTGGGCGGTTGATCCACTTCGAGATGTTGAAGCCCACGTCGTATGACGTGCCCTTGCCGATCACGATCGGCGTTGAGCTTGTGACCTGCACGATTGGGATCTGCGTCGCAAACTCGGGAGCCTGCTCAGCCTCATTGTACAGCTTGGCGATGAACTGGCCCAGGCCATACGAGTTGCCGCTGAACGACGCCTCACGACCATCGACGAGCCAGCAGTTGACCTCGAAGCCCTGCTTGTAGACCTCGCTCGGGCGCGGGATCTGCTCGGAGGGCGACGGCCAGGGCTGCCAGTCACGCACGCCGATGTCGATGTGCAGCCAGCCGAACTGTACGTTTTTGATGTCTACCGCGAAGCCGCGCGACATATCGATGTTCTCGTCGCCGGCCTCCGTCTTAACCCACCAACGGTTTTGCGGTAAATTTGATCGTATGAATAGTGAGCTCCCAGAACCCTCTGAACCTGATCCGAATGATATTGGCATATGTTGTCTCCTAGACTATGGTTGCCGTTTCTCAGTCAATCTGACTGAACTTAAATGAGTAGCGCGGAATTTGGATCGTTTTCAAGTCCCCAAAGTCATAACCCCACTCGTTGCTCTCGCTCGCCTTGCGATATTTCTCGAGAGCGTACTGCACTGCGGCCTTCCCTTCGTCCAGGCTGGCCCAGTCCAATTCGTACACGCCCACTAAGTGTGGACGCGTCTTTTGCACCGCTATGAAGATGAAGCGGTCTATCTCAAAGCCGGCATTTTCCATGCACCGGCGGTAAAACATATCCTGGATGTGATACCCCAGGTTAGCGCATTGCTTTGCAAAGCCCTCGGGGTCAGACGCAATAGTAGTCTTGAGATCTATCAGCGCGCCGATGTCACGGCGCCAACCGTCCGGGCGGCACCGCATATCGACGCCTGTTGACGGATCTTTGCTGAATATACTGGCCTCGCAGACAAGGTCGCCGCTGAGCAGCTCCGCGGCTGCACGATTTGAGCGCACCGCCTCCGCCATGTCGGCGGCCAAACGGTAGTCGCTTTCCGTCAGCAGCAGCGCCCCAGCTTCCTCAGCTTCGAGCTTCTTGCGCTTCCAGTCGAGCCCGCGCCGCGTCTCCGGCCCGCACCACACGTTTTCCGCGTGCTGCGGCTCAAACACCAGCGTATGCGTGGCCGTGCCGACGTCGAAGGCTGGGCTGCTTTTAAACTCGCCATATTTATACTCGGCCGGCGATCCCAGCGCTATCGTCTTGGCGCCGCTGGCGCTGAGCGACGGCTCGAGGTGATATGCCTCGTTTGTCATGTCAAGTTTTACGGTCATCTTTTGCCCGCCAAAATCTCAGACACGCGGCCAGGGTTCACCCTAAACATATTGCCGATGCTCTGCATAGACGCGTCTGGGTTTTCCATTGCGTAGTATCGCACCATCGTTTTGACTTCCTCTGTGACAATACTTGACGTCGAAGCCGCCTTCCGCGTGTACTTCTCACGCGTCATATACTTCAGCGCCGTGTCGATAGACACGCGCACGTCGCCGATGTCATCCATCGCCAATGCCGATTTCAGTATTTCCCGTGCGAACGGAATGTTGCTCATCTTTCTCCCCTTCCGAATGCTGCCACCAGCAGACTTTCTGCACGGTGTTCGTCTTTCTTCCTTTTCAGCCTTAAAGCTAGATCTGGAAACCACTGCTGCGCCTGCCGGCGCGCGGCGTCCTTATCCTTTGGCAAGTTCATGCTCGACTTCCACTTGGCGGGCCGCACTTCGCTGTACGGGTGGCCAGATAAAGCGGCAGTCGTTAAGATTTGGCCATACGCAAATCCCAGCTTGAATACTGAAACCACGCCCTGCTTTGGCATAGCCTGTTGTTTTTCCAGCCAAATATGCTCCACAGGGCCGGCGCTGTTTATGATGTCGAGTAGCGCGATCACGTCGACGCCACCTTCAGTGTAGACCGGCAGGTCGTGCACCTCGGCGAAGTTGTCGCCCAGTAATGCGACGCCGCCGGTACGGTAGCCGGGATCAATACCGATCGTAATCTTCGACAACATATCCACCCTTTTTGAGATGTTCGACGATCAGTCGCTCTATCGTCAGCGAGGCGCTGACGCGTTGACTTGCACACTGCTCTTTCAGCATTTGCGCTATATCGGCGCGGATGCGCGGCCCGATTTGTTTTAACTCATGTTTCACAGGTATCCCCTCCATTTGTTTGCCCAGTGTTAACAGACTGAGGGCAGGGGTCAAGGTGTTGTCGAGATATTTCTTTTCTGTCGCCGCCGTGTTAATATGGACGGGAACCTTTTGGAGCCAACCATGGAAGTCGACGCAATCTTGAATATACTTTTTGGAGTTGTAATCACTGGCCTTGGTTGGTGGCTAAAAACACAGCGCGAAGAGCTAGATCGCCTCCGCATCCTGCTTAACCGAACCCGCGAGGAGATGGCCAAGGAGTATGTCACGAAGTCAGACAGCTCCGAAGTTCTGTCGCAGATTATGAATAAGTTTGACAGGTTAGAAGAGAAAATTGATCGGTTGATGGAGCGGTGATATGGACCCGGTCACTTGCATAGCCGCCGCCAGCGCAGCGTATAAGGGTATCAAGAAGGCCGTGGATTTTGGCAAAAGTGTCCACGAAATGTCTGCCACTGTGTCGCAATTTGCCAAGGCAGCATCTGACTTAGACTTCTTAGAAAAGAAGTCACAGAAGCCGCCACTGTACAAAATGTTCAGCGACAATGAGGCCAACGCGCTTGAGATATGGTCGCAAAAGCAGAAGTTGGCTGAATATCGCGAGGATTTAAGAAGCCATATTTCTTGGCATTACGGGCCAAGCGCTTGGGAAGCCATCGTAAAAATTGAAGGCCAGCAACGTAAACGCCAGCAAGAGCTAGTCTATAAAAAGCAAGAATTCATTGACAAGTGCATAAGTTTAGCAGTGGGAACGGCGCTCTTAATGGCCGGCGTAGGTGCTTTGGTGGTAATCCTGTTCTTCTTAGGCGTGAAGCACGGTAAATGGTGATGTGATGTATTTACTTCTTTGGTTCCAACTGACGGCGCAGGTCATACACTTTGAAGTGGGCCAGTATGGCAGCGAGAAAGAGTGCTTTGATGCGCTGGGAAAGGCGTCTGTTTTAGTAACTAAAAACAACGAATATCTGCAATGCTTTAAGATTACAGGAGGCCAAAAATGACAATAGCAATGGAGCGCGTGCTGGCTTGGAAGCTGCTGCCGCGACTTATGATGATAATGATGTCAGTGTCAGCGTGGCGCGTGGTGGAGTGGTTTATGACGCTAAGCGATCCCACAACGCAGCAGTCAGCGCTGGTAAGTGTTGTGACTGGCGCGATGACAGGCGCTTTCGCAGTATGGTTGGGGCATGAGAAATGATCGGTCAGATAATCGGTTCACTTGGCGGCCTTGCGGCAAGCTACATTGACGGCAAGACTGCCGTGAAGAAAGCGGAAGCTGAGACCAAGATGAAAATCGCCACGGGTGAAATTAGCTGGGAGCAAGCCGCCATTGAGGCCAGCAATAATTCGTGGAAGGATGAGGCGTGGACAGTAGCTTTCATAGCCATTGTGCTAGGCAGCTTCATACCGGGCATACAGCCCTACATGGCGCAAGGTTTCGCCAATCTGGATGCTGCGCCGCAGTGGTTCCAGTGGGCAATGTATGCGAGCATTGCGGCGAGCTTCGGCATACGCACAGTAAAGGGGTTGAAGGGGTAATGTTTCTCGCGGCCTTACTCGTATGCTCAACGCTACAAGCGCAGTCCTGTGCGGTGGTCGCAAACTTAAAAAATATATGGTACACAGAGGCCGAGTGCCAAGCCGACGCGATGAACTTTGCTTTGGATTTAGTTGACAAAGGTTTTTCAGTTAGGCCGTATTGCTTCAAAGTTGGAGAAAACACATGAGTAGAGCCACACCAGCAAAAGGTAAGGCACGCGTCAAAGTAACGGCGGCCGGCAAGAAAGTCAGCTACGGCCAAGCGGGTAAGGCGAAGGGCGGCGGACCTCGGGTCAAGCCCGGCACGTCAAAGGGTGACGCGTACTGCGCGCGATCCGCAGCGCAGAAGAAGAAGTTTCCCAAGGCGGCAAAAGATCCCAATAGCCCGCTCAATCTATCACGCAAGCGCTGGAAATGTTCCGGCACCAAATCGAAGAGGTCATAACATGAAATACGGTAACAAATCAGGCTTCAAGCCATGCCCAGGTTGTAAGTCCAAGTCACTCTGCACCGCCGCTGGCGCTTGCAAGAAAAGCGTAAAAATCAAAATGGCGTAAGGAGTGCTGAGATGTCACTTTACGAACACATCGCGAAAAAGCGTGCGCGCATTAAAGCCGGAAGCGGTGAGAAAATGCGCAAGCCCGGCAGCAAAGGAGCGCCAACGGCCGGTGCATTTAAAAAGGCTGCCAAGACGGCTAAGAAGCCAGCTAAGAAAAAGGCTAAAAAATGACTTATAAATTATCACAACGCAGTTTAGATCGCATGGATGGCGTCGACGATAGGTTGGTGGCAGTGGTTAAACATGCGATCACGGCGACCAAAACGGATTTCGGCGTTATCCAAGGGCTTCGCACGATTGAGATGCAAAAGGCGCTGGTCGCCAAGGGCGCGTCACAGACAATGAAGTCCAAGCACCTAGACGGCCTTGCCGTTGACTTGATGGCTTACATTGGCGGTCGAGGCTCGTGGGAGCTGAATTTATATGATGACCTGGCGGACGCAATGGCCGAGGGAGCCAACGCTGTGGGCTGCAAGATACGCTGGGGCGCCGCATGGCATATTGACAGCATTGGCCAGTATAAAGGCACAATGGAGGAGGCCATGAACGAATACATTGATTTGCGCCGGTCGCAGGGCAGGCGGCCTTTCATTGACGGTCCTCACTTCGAGCTTATGCTTTAGCTTAGTCCACTTAGCTAAGTTGCGCGTCCAGGATCAGAATGCCAGCGCGGCGGTTGGAAGGGCGGGCGAGCATTTAGCTCTCGCCCGGCTTTCTCTTGCAGGTTATCTCTGCACCTTGTGCCAAATCAAAGACCACGATGCGTATATACAGACGGATACACGCACGCTTACATTGCAGGTGAAGAGCGCCAGTAAGAAACATAAGAACAGCCAGAAATACGCATTCCACACAGTTAAGAAGAAGCGCGGCCAGCGGTCAGATGTTTACGCCTTTGTCGCGGTGCATCTGGACGCTGTGATTTTTCGCCGTGGCGATGAGGTGACAAGTGTCACAACATATATTTCTCAAGATGAGTTTCTAAATGAAAAGCTGTCGATGCAAAAAACTCTCGACAGCTTCAAATAATATCTGGCCCCCAGGTGTGGGCTTGCGTAGAAAGTCTGTGTGGGTGGCTTCAACAATAACCGTTTATTGGTTCACGCGTTGCCAAATGTGCCAGCATTCACAGCCACCCACACGATTACTAGAATATAATAAACACTAGCGCCATTAGGACAGCGCCGCTGAAGAAGCCGATTACAGCTCCGATCAGACCTGCTGCGTTTATCATGCGCTCCACTCCCTTTTCATCCATCAATCGTCATCCTCAAAAAAGTTATTCAACGGCTTGATCGGCTGCTTGCTAAACACCCAACGCCACTGGCGCTTGGTGCAGCCCGGCACTTCAACATAGTCACGCACCCGGTAGATTTTATCAGCTTCCCACATTTTCTTGAGATAGCTTGACGTGCGCGGCACGCTTTCACCCAGAAGCTCTGCGGCTTCCGAGGCGGTGATGCGCTGGTCATACGGGATCAGAGCAAACAGGCGCTTGCCCTGGTCAATGCTGTGCTGCTTGCTCCGCTCAGCCGCCTCAATCATCGACGGAGCCATTGTGGTTGGCCTGCGCGGCCCAGACGGAAGCGGCCCCCGCTTGTGCTGCCTGTACATAAGCGCTTCAAACTCCAACAAGCAATGGGCATATGTAATCTCATAGCGCTCGTGCTTATCCGTGACGCCCTCTAACTTGGCGAGCAGTCGCTCTGCGGCGTCTTTTGCATCTCGCGCTTTAGCAGATCGAGCAGCGCTTGCTGCTCTTCTAGCCGCTGCTTCAAGTTGGGCCGCTGCGCCGTCTTCTGTTCCGTCAGCATTATGCCCGTTATTCGCTCGAGCCTTTTTATAATAATCTGAATTTGGTCCGTATTCACGTTTCTTCCTTTCAAGTTTTATGTTCATGCTTTTCTGGATGCGGTGGACTGTTGAGCGGGATACGCGCAACAGGTCCGCCACGTCAGCTTGGGACATGCCCTGATTTGCACAGTCAAGAACGTGACGTGCGAGTGCCTCTGGATCGTATTTCATTCGTCTTCCTCCTCCTCGTCGAATGGCGGGATCTCGCCCATGCCGCCGCACTCGGGGCATGGCACAGTCTCCATGATGATTTCGCCGATGTCTCGGCCTGCGTTGTGCGGGTACGCGAACCCCTGCTCCACGGTGCCCTCTCCGTGGCACTCAGCGCACGCTATGAGCTTTGGCAGGATGCTTTCCAGCCCCAGGCTCATGTCGAGCCCTCCGGGCGCTCAGCGGCCAGCTCTCCGCCGCAGGCGCCGTATCCGACCAGATCCACCCAGTTGTCGGCGTGGCCAATGTTGGACTTGAGGCGCGCGAGCTTTATCTGTGCGCACATAATTGCGCAATCTGCGGCCGTTATCTCGACCCCCAGGTGGATGCTCCAATAAGCCGCAATCGTCGAGAAGTTTTCCTCCATGTCGCCGTGCGTCGCAGCGCGATCTTTGGTGATACATTCGCTCGCCATGTCGAGGATGTCGGAGCGTGAGTAGTTGTTAGCCATGTGTGGTCTCCCAGTGTGTCGGCCGCGCCTTTGGGCGCATTGTTTCGTCTGAAATATTAGCGGCTACTGTGCAGGCGATCAACAGCCCGCAGAGCGACGTCCAGATGGCGAGGATCGCCCAGTCTTGTTTCGTTGGCATCATGTTATGCTCTCCCGGTGGGTGGGGGCCGTAGCCCCCGGTTGATTAAGAAATCGATTGAAGCTGTGTGCGGATTTTGATTTTACCC